TTGGCAGACGAAAGAATTCGACTCCAAGAATTAGGGGTGGTAGCATACTGATATGCTATACCACCCACTACTGCAATTTGCCCGTTAGTTGGCGTGCTGGGAAAGGCCATCTACTACCCTTTTAATGTTTGCCAATCACAAGTTCAATAATGCCTTCACCGCCTGCAAAGTTTTCCAGTGCCTTGCCAATTATGGTACCTACTTTTGGACTTGCAATTGTTACTGCACGAGCTCTACCATTTCCTGCTGACACCATTAGATCACCTTTGCGTACAACACCTGTTACCTTGACTGGAACTCTACCAATCAGTGCCACTGGCAATGTGATATCACCAACAATGCCCGAATTCATCAGGTGTGCAGGATTGGTTGATATCACGCCAGCAACTCGTTTGCTAGAATCAGTGTTACTTATTGTGATTTCTTGAGTGCCGTCAAAATCTACCACAGTTCCTGCATCATATTCAGCGTCACTCACATACATCTCTGCCAAGTCGGCGTAGAGTGCTGTGGTTGCTTGAGCAAACAGTCGATTGAAGTATGTGCCGGAACTACCAATGTTGCCCACTGCGTTACCTGCACCATTCACAATGGCTGTGGCTGCTGCACCTGAGTTCACAGTAAGTATGCCTGCTGTGGTTAAGTTGCCACCGGTAATATTGCCAGTTACACTAGTAAGACCTGCATTGATCAAATTGCCTACATTTACATTGCCAGTTGCACTAATCAGTCCACCTGTCAAGATGTTGCCACCGGTAATATTGCCAGTTACACTAACTGTTGAACCTGTGTGAGTTGTTGCATTGACGTTGGCCCCGCCTAAGATATTGCCGCCACTTATGTTGCCAGTTGCACTAATCAAACCACCTGTCAACAAATTACCGCCGGTGACATTGCCACTTGCACTGACAACTGAGCCTGTGATACTTGGAGTTGCCCCTTGCAACACTGTGGTTCCGCCTGCAGGATTGGTAATCACAACCGCTGTTGCATTGGCACTGATCTGACTGTTGCCCAGATAAATTGTGCTGTTGCTCAACCATAAGTCTTTCCAACGCTGTGTTGTTGTACCCAGGTCATATGTGACATTGGCACTTGGCAACAAGTTACCGCCCAAAGTCACTCGATCTGTGCTGAACACAGCCACATTGCTGACACCACCAACAGTGATGTTGGCATTGCCATTTATGGTCTGGATATCAATCTGTGTGGTTCCGTTCTGGATTCTATCGCCCAGAATGTTGCCGCTGAGGGTGGCGTTACCAGTCACACTCAAATCGCCAGTGATTGCCACCGCACCTGATGTGATAACCATCACGTTTGATGTTCCGCCAACTGACGCTGCAATATTGCCGCCTGAGCTGACCACAGTCATGTTGGTTGTGCCGTTGTTGATGTTGCTCACGCTGGTAATAATGCCGCTCAACGAAGCACCGTTACCATAATAGTTTGTGGCATACACATTTCGGAATGTTTGTCCGCTGGCACCAATGTCATACACATTGCTAGTAGCTACCAGCATGCTGCCCGAGATTGCCACGTTGGCAACTACTCCGCCTGCAAATGCAGGACTGGTTGTGTCAACCCAGTACTGGCTTGTGCCGTCACTGAGATATTCGTACAACACGTCTGTGGATGTGTTGTACCACTGCCATCCGTTGCCTGCACCCGAAGGTGGAGTGGTACTTGCTGTGAAGTTTACTCCAAACACAATGGCCTGACCATTGGCATAGTAGTAGTTGTTGGACAGGATGTTGCCACCAGCAATGTTGCCAGTGGTAGTGATCAATCCTGTTGTGCTGATGTTACCACCAGTGATGTTACCACTTACAGACACAACTGATCCCAGTATACTTGAACCAGTGATTGTTCCTGTTGAACTGATCAGTCCACCTGTCAACAAATTACCACCAGTGATGTTGCCTGTGGCACTTGCGGTGCCACCTGTGGCAATATTTCCACCGGTTACAGTGGCAGAACTTGTGATGGTTGAAGTAGCACTTATCAAGCCACCTGTGAGTACATTACCACCTGTGATATTGCCTGTGGCACTTGCTGTTCCGCCAGTGGCTAAATTACCGCCAGTTACAGTACCTGCTGCACTTGCGGTACCACCTGTGGCAATATTTCCACCGGTAACATTAGCTGAACTTGTGATGGTTGAAGTAGCACTTATCAAGCCACCTGTGAGTACATTGCCACCTGTAATATTTCCTGTAGCACTTGAAGTACCGCCTGTGGCAATATTTCCACCGGAAATTGTTGATGTAGCACTGATCAGCCCACCTGTGAGTATGTTACCACCTGTGATATTGCCAGTTGCTGATGCAGTTCCGCCTGTGGCAATATTTCCACCGGTTATTGTGTTAACGCCGGTTATTGTTCCAGTAGCACTTATCAATCCACCTGTGAGTACATTGCCGCCTGTGATGTTGCCAGTGGCACTTGCGGTGCCACCTGTGGCAATGTTTCCACCTGTTACTGTTCCGCTTGCACTTAACACGCCGGTGATATACTCGCCAGTTGTGGCAAACACAGCAACATTTGATGTACCATTGACACTGACTGTAACATTGGCATTGGCAGCAGCAATAGTTACGTTAGATGTGCCATTGTTGTTATTGGCCACACTTGTGATAACACCAGTTAGTGACGCACCATTACCTAGAATATAGTTACCAGTAACATTACCAGTAGCACTTACTTGGCCGGCTGTTAAGACATTGCCACCTATTACATTTGCAGTGGCACTGAGTGTTGTACTTGAAATTACATTGGCGCCAGAAATATTGCCGCCTGATCCAGAAGTTGAAATGTTTCCAAAAGTAGCGTTACCAGTTGCCGAAACTATTCCACCTGTGAGTACGTTACCGCCTGTGATGTTACCAGTGACACTAGCTGTTCCACCTGTGGCCAAGTTGCCACCGGTTATTGTGGCAGCACTGGTGATGGTTGATGTGGCACTGATTAGGCCACCTGTTAACAAATTACCACCAGTAATATTGTTTGCACTTGTGATAGTGCCAGTTGAACTGATCAGTCCACCTGTTAAGACATTGCCACCAGTGATATTACCAGTAGCACTTGCAGTTCCACCTGTGGCCAAATTGCCACCTGTTACAGTACCTGCTGCACTAGCTGTTCCGCCAGTGGCCAAGTTGCCACCGGTTATTGTGGCAGCACTTGTGATTGTTGACGTAGCACTAATTAATCCGCCTGTGAGTACATTGCCGCCGGTAACGTTACCGCTTGCACTGACAACCGATCCCAACAAGCTAGAACCAGTTACTGTGCTGGTTGCGCTAATTAGGCCACCTGTTAGCAAATTACCACCAGTGACATTACCTGATGCACTTAGACTTGCTGCACCAAATGTGCCAGCAGTGGAAATATTACCACCGGTAATGTTGCCAGCAGCACTAATCAGGCCACCTGTGACCACATTGCCGCCGTTAACGTTGCCTGTCAAACTTACGCTGGTACCTGTTGCAGCACCAATATTGGGTGTGGTCAGGTTAGCACTGGCCTTGACAATGATATTGCCTGTGCCGTCAAATGCTGTGGTATTGTTGTCAACTTTGGCTGAGAATACTGTGCCGTCGAGGCTTAGACCGGCTGCAGAATTGGCTGAGTAAACTTGGCTGCTACTGAATATACTAAAAGTAATATTTGACGTACCAAATGTAATTACACCTGTTGGAGCACTAACAATAAAGGCTGTGCCGGCATTAACAGTACCGTTGGTAGTGAAGAAATAATCATTGATACTCAAATCAGTTGTACTGTCTGGCCCGTATGTGTCAGCGTCTGTTGAACGAGTAATTACTGTACTACTGGTGTAAACATACACACCGTTTTGCACAGCATTGGCCTGATCTTTGACCAGAATACGTGTGCCAACTGTTTGAACATTGGCAGTATCGATCAAGTTGAATGAGCCAGTTGTGGTCAATGTGGCACCAACCCCAGACGTACCATTGTTGTAAGTTACTGTACCACCTGTGGTTGTAGCCAGGGTAGTAGTTGTTGCTGCAAAAACTGGTTGGTGATAAGCAATAGCTGTTGTAGCAAGATTGTCAACATATTCTTTTGTGGCTGCATCAGATGCTTGAGCCGGATAATTTACATTGTTGATCCAGGTATTTGCAGACAATACAATATTGCCAGCAGGATTCAAGTTCAAATTACCTGATGCTGTGCTGATTGTCAATGCACCACTTGTGGGTCTGATAGTGCTGGTATTAACATTGCCAGCAATAACATTGCCAGTTACTGATACCAGTCCAGAGGTCAACAAGTTGCCGCCTGAAATGTTAGATGTTGTTGTGATGCTGCCAGTTGAACTGATCAGTCCACCTGTCAACAAATTACCACCAGTTATGTTACCTGCTGCACTTGCAGTACCGCCTGTGGCAATGTTTCCACCAGTAATTGTTCCTGTCGCTGACGCTGTGCCGCCTGTGGCAATGTTTCCACCAGTAATTGTTCCTGTCGCTGACGCTGTGCCGCCTGTGGCCAAATTGCCACCTGTTATTGTGGCAGCACTTGTGATAGTTGAAGTAGCACTTATCAAACCACCTGTTAGCAAATTACCACCAGTGACATTACCTGATGCACTCAGACTTGCTGCGCCAAATGTGCCAGTAGTGGCAATATTACCACCAGTAATATTGCCAGTAGCACTGATTAACCCACCTGTGAGTACATTGCCACCTGTGACATTGCCTGTGGCACTTGCGGTACCACCTGTGGCAATATTTCCACCTGTTATTGTTCCTGCAGCCGAAGCTGTTCCGCCAGTGGCCAAGTTGCCACCAGTTACGGTAGCAGCACTTGTGATAGTTGATGTGGCACTGATTAGGCCACCTGTTAACAAATTACCACCAGTTATGTTACCTGTTGCTGACGTAGTACCGCCTGTGGCCAAGTTGCCACCTGTTATTGTGTCAACACCAGTTATTGTTCCAGTGGCACTGATCAACCCACCAGTTAGCAAATTGCCGCCGGTTACTGTACCTGTTGCACTTGATGTACCGCCTGTGGCAATGTTTCCACCAGTTACTGTACCGCTTGCACTCACAACACCTGTAACATATTCACCTGTTGTAGCAAATACCGCAACATTTGATGTGCCATTAACACTGACTGTAACGTTGGCGTTGGCAGCAGCAATAGTCACATTTGATGTGCCATTGTTGATGTTGGCCACACTTGTGATGACTCCGGTCAAGGACGCACCGTTACCCAGGATATAGTTACCAGTTACGTTGCCGGTTGCACTTACTTGACCGGCTGTTAAGACATTGCCACCTGTGATATTGCCTGTGGCACTTGCGGTACCGCCTGTAGCAATGTTTCCACCTGTTACAGTTCCTGCTGCTGACGCAGTTCCGCCTGTGGCCAAATTGCCGCCGGTTATTGTTCCGGTTGCACTTGCAGTGCCACCTGTGGCCAAGTTGCCACCTGTTATTGTGGCAGCACTTGTGATGGTTGATGTAGCACTGATCAGTCCACCTGTGAGTACATTGCCGCCAGTGATATTGCCTGTTGCTGATGCTGTGCCACCTGTGGCAATATTTCCACCTGTTATTGTGTCAACACCAGTTATTGTTCCAGTGGCACTGATTAACCCACCTGTGAGTACATTGCCACCTGTGATGTTGCCTGTAGCACTTGCGGTACCACCTGTGGCAATATTGCCACCTGTTATGGTACCAGTTGCACTTACTTGGCCTACTGTTGTTACGTTGCCACCAATTACGTTGCCCACTGCACTAACAGTGGTTCCTGCTGCTACCGCATTAGTTGCAGCTAGATTGTTGGAACTAAAATTATTGGCTGTAAAAATTGCAGTGGCATTTGAGCTGAGTGATTGATCACCAAGAACCAGTGTGTTACCGCTTAGATACAAGTTTTTCCAAAGTTGTCCTGGGCCGCCAAGACTGTATGTTGCATTAGCAGAGGGCAATAAATTACCAATTACATTGCCAGTAATACTAAAATTGCCTGTTTGTGTTACTCCGCTGGTTACTAGGTTGCCACCTGTGACATTGCCGGTAGCACTTGCAGTACCGCCTGTGGCAATGTTTCCACCGGTTATTGTGCCAGCAGCCGAAGCTGTTCCGCCTGTGGCCAAATTGCCACCTGTTACTGTACCTGTAGCCGAAGCTGTTCCACCTGTGGCCAAATTGCCACCTGTTACTGTACCTGTAGCCGACGCTGTTCCACCTGTGGCCAAATTGCCACCTGTTACGGTGCCTGCTGCACTTGCTGTTCCGCCAGTGGCCAAATTGCCACCTGTTACTGTACCGCTTGCACTAACAACACCTGTAACATATTCACCAGTTGGGGCAAACACAGCAACATTAGGAGTTCCTGTAACCGTGATTGCAATATTGCTATTGGCTGCTGCTGCAATATTGCTGTTGCCTGCTGTGATTGGGAAACCTGCACTTGACGCTGTAACCCCAGTTAATTGACTACCGTTACCAAAGTAATAATTACCTGTGATGTTGCCGCTGGCAACAATGTCCACACCCACAGTCAAGTTGCCATTTACTGCAATGGTATTGGCAGTAATAACATTTGCTGTGGATAAAATTCTAGTCCAGCTGTTGGTTGCGCTGGAATACTGGTATGATACCTGATTAACTACGGTTACTTGACCGTTTGTGGGTGTTGTTGGAAATGCCATTGATTAAGCTCCTGGTATTGGTTATATTGTATTTATAAAAAAAACAGATTTAGAAATTACAGTCTGTATTATTTTATGTTTGCTTGCTCTGCCAGCCACTGTTCTCGGGTCATTTGACGCGGTTGCAGAGCGGTTTTTTGTTGTTCAAACCACTGTTCTCTAGTCATTGTTGGCTCATTTATCTGAGCTGTTTGCTGAGCCAGCCATTCTTCTGCTGTCATGGTAGGGCGAGAATCTCGCAACAATGTTGGTGCATGAGTGATCTTGATCTGTTGTTGGCTTGCCAACCACTGTTCTCTAGTCATTGGGCTGGCCGATTGTTGTTGGGCCAGCCATTCCTGATCAGTCATTTTTGTTTCTTCTGCTAGCCATTGCTCAACTGTCATTTTTGCCACTGGATTTTCAACCGTTTGTGGATTTGCTGTTGGTGAATCGCCCATTGGATGACGTGGATACTTTTCTTTTACTGCTCGTATTCTGGCTGCCATGGCTGCTGGAAAAACACCGGCATGATACAGTGCATCCAGTTGTTCTTGCACACTAGGATACTCTCTAGCACGATTACGTTGATACATGTTCCAGTCATAGGCCTGTTGCAGTCGCCGTTGCTCTTCGAGTATTTGTGCCGTGGTCACTGGAGCCGTTTCGGGCTTGTGCCAGATTATTGTTTTGTCATACATGCCCACACTGACTTCTGCCCCGGGCACCAGACTCTGTATAGCATGAAACAGTGTTATCATGATGAGGTAATCTCCATGGCTATTAACCAAATATTTGTGCTGGTAAGTGTACTACTAGCATTGGACACTTTTTGTTGTAATTTGTAGGTCACCGGCGATGTGGTTCCCGGGCTGTCTACATAACTGTAAGATACAGAACCCGTAACTCCAATACCACCGCCTGACACTGTTGTTCCGCATGTTTGTATTTGCAAACTGGTGCTAGGGCTTCTAACCAACTGAGTGTCAGCTGTGACGTCTTGTCCTGCCAGTGATGTAAAACTAGCAGTACCCGTGGCCACAACAAAAATCTTGCTGGTTGCACTTGATGGGGTAATAGTCACGTTGGCATAGCTGATGTCTGCATAGCTGGTGCTGTTTGTGATACTGCCTCCAAGGCTTGAACTCATCACTGTTTGTACCACTGCACCCAGTGGCATGTTGAACGCAGGCAATCTGTTGTTGGTATAAAGATTCTGAGTATACGTGTTACGGAAATATACTGTGCTAGTACCAATGTCATAGGTGACATTGCCAACCGGTACCAGGGTGCCAGAAATTGCCACATTAGCAACTACTCCACCTGCAAATGCAGGACTGGTTGTGTCAATCCAGTAGGTGCTTGTGCCATCATCAAGATATTCATACAGCACATCGTTGGCAGTATCATACCACTGGTCAGTTACCTTGGGCGCAGGTGATACCGGAGGTGCTGTGTTGGCAGTGTATATCACACCCGGTGGTACTGGTGTACCATTGGCATAATAATAGTTGTCGGACAGTATGTTGCCGCCGGTGATGTTGCCTGATACGCTTACTGCTCCAGAAACATATGCACCTGTGTTGGCGATCACAACCACATTACCTGTGCCATTCACACTCATGGTGATGTTGGCGTTAGCAGTGGCAATGCTTACATTGCTGGTACCGTTGCTGATGAATGTAGTGTCTACACCAAATTCACCCACATATCTATAACCCACAACATAGATTGTGTTGGCTGTTCCGGTACCAATGGCTGCTGGTATAGTTGCGCCGTTAAAGTTTAGTACACCTGATTGATAATCAAAGAACCAGGTGTCGTCTGCACCCGATCCTGCACCAAACAACTTGGTACCTACTGTTTGAGCATTTGTAATACCAGGTGCAGCCGCATAAACCTGCACCAGATAATTGTCACCAAACTGTGTGGGAATCCAGTTGATTGAGTTTGTTTTCCAAGTTTGATTGTCTGGTGCTGTGAGATCTTCTGTACATTGTACTGTGGGACTGTATCCGGCTCCGCCGCCATCTTTGTATACCTGCACCAGTGGCGTGGTATTGGCAGGCGGTGAGGCAGGTATGTTTCCACTCTGTGTCCAGATAAGGTCGCCGCGATACAACAGTGGACTGGCAATACTTTCGTTAAAGGCTTCTTTGGAGGCTGGCTCGGCTGTTTTGGTTACACCGTAACCAACCTTTTTCCAAAGATAATCAATCTTTTGTGATTCGTTAAACGAAGCAGCCATTAAGACACCACTCCTATCTGCAGATCTGTGATAGATTGTCCGGCCGCTAACGCAATTCTAATTAGAATATTGGTACCAGTGCTGTTGGCGGCGTTTTGAGATCCTAGGGTCATTGTGTAAGCTACGTTAGAGATTGCTGTATTTAATGGAATTACATCTGCCCCGGTCAAGGCACAACCATTTGACCCGTTGCCGCCTGTGCCAGTGGCTGCACCAGGAACTCCTGATCCAGCATACTGAGTAGATGCTTCTAACCATCCGTTGATGGTACTGGTAGGTCCTGGGAACCCCGGTGTGGGCGATGAGAATCCGCTTTTGTCTATTGTGGTTCCAGGTGCAGCCAGCCATACGCCTGCAACACCTGTGGTTGTGGTTAATCTAATATCAAAGTTTGCAAGACTCGGTCTTGCAAATGCAAAAGTAAAGTACTGTGTGCTGGTGCGTCCGCCAGTGACTGACAAGTTTGGTCCTACTGGCAAATATCCTGTGCTGAGATCAACTGCATACTGTTTGAGCACACCGTATCGAACCACAGCTTCTGGTGTTCCAGCAATGGTTTGTGCTCCGGACCAGGCGTTGGCAGTGTAAAAATTGGTTGAATTAGAAAACACCGGAGTGTTGCCGGCTGTGCTCATCACTATTCGTATGGCTGCTTGTGTGTTGGCAGTGGGTGTACAAGTAATTGCCTGTTCGTTTATGCCAGAGTTTGCACCTGCGTACATCTGTATATTTGCTGGCAACTGCACTGTGGCACTGGTTCCAACCACGTTGAATATGTTGGCCTGCAAAGTGGCCACACTGTTGTTGGCTCCTGTTAAGTTGGCAGTCAAGTTGCCAAGTGTGTAAGATGAACCAACACCCACATTGGCATTTAGGTTGGCTCCTGTCAGGAAGCTGTTGCCAGCATTGTTGATTGTGCCAAGTGCTTTGGTCTGTGTTGCAGATAATATGGCTCCAGATCCTTCGATCACTGTTCCACTGGCCAACACAAACGGATCTGCACTTCTAAATGTTTGTCCGGACAAGTTTGCCACCGCCAGTGTGGCAATGGTAATTGTAGGTGATCCTGTGTTGTAATAAGGAATACCCGAAATATATCGGTATGTGCCTGCTGTGGCTTCGACCAGAGCAGTACTGGCAGTGATCAAGCTAGGTGCTGAATTCAAATTGTCTTTGACAAAGCCCACATAGTTGGTGTTGCCTGTTACGGAATCTACCAATTTGTAGTTGTTGTAACCAGTGCTCAGGCTGCTGAGAGCACAAGCAACATTGGCATTGAACACCTTGTAGAAGTAGCTTGGTACAGCAGCGTTGGCCACGTGCAAGTCTCGATCTTGAGTGATTACCAATGCACCCGAAGTTCCAACTGTGTTGCTCACATTGCTAAATGCCACGTTGCCAGCCGCAGTATTGTTGACATAGGCAAACAAGTTGGCGGTAAACTGAGTTGAACTTATTCCTGTGTTGGCATTGATAATATTGGCAGCGGTAGCAATCAGTGTGGTTGTTGCAAAACGTGTGACACTGGTGCCATTGGCCACAATATTGCCGCCTGAAGCATCTGTTGCTCCAGCTGCCAGTAACGGACTGGTCCCTTCGCTGGTGTTAGCTATGGCCAAGTTGGAGAATCCACTAAGATTAGTAGGTGCTGTAGGATTGGCAGCAATAAAAATATAACCAACATTGGAGATTGTGTTGCTTTGAGCAGTACTGGTTATACCGTTGGGTGTGCCGTTGGCCGTGAGTGCCACTGTGAACGCACCAGTGCTGTTATAGGTGTGCAGTGTGTTGCCCACATTTGACACACCATTGCTGAATGTGCTATCACCCCAGGACCAGTTGGCCAGATTACTGTTCTGACTGGTGTTCTGGAATGTGAATGTTGATCGGTTGGAAGTATTGTAATCAGTATAGAGATATCCCACTCTGGCATTGCCTGTGTTGGCAGTGGCATCGGTTACAACGTTGGCTGTGGTTCCAATGTAGTTGCCACGCACTTGAGGTTCTATTGTGATTGTGATGTTACCACTCCGGGCTGGGCTGCTGCTGTAACCAGTGTACAGGAACAAATTGGCTGTGAACTGTTGATAAACGTTGCCAGCTTGATTGGCAGCACTCAACACAAATGTGTTTGTGACATTGGCTGCTGCTGGGTTACCTGCAATACCTGTGCCCACATTGACATTGCTGATATTGCCGTCACCGTAGTTGAAGTTGTACAATTGTTGTGCGCCAAAACTGGCTGTGTTGCCTGGCGTGCCATTTGAGTCGTTGCGGAAACTTATACCACCTAGGCCGTTGATCACGTTGGCCCGATTGGCAGTGACAAACACATTGCCGGTTTGAGGAGCATAAACTTTTACGTTGCTGGCCGATGATACCACAGTAACGTTGCCCGGACCTGCGGTGTTGCTGGTGCCACTTAGAACTGCACTGTACAAGCTGTCTGCGTTGGACGACACAGAATTGTACTGATGAGTTACATTGGTAAACGATGTGTTGCCTAATCCTGGACCAGCAGTAAAGTTAGCAGTACCATCTCCAAAACTCAGATCATACCAGACCACATACTGGCTGGTATTGGTTATGGTAATAATGTTGCCTGTGTTGAAACTGTTGCTGCTCAGAGTAAATGACGGTATTGGACTTGGTGTGTACAACACAATGTTTGAAATTGATGCTGTACTAGTTGATCCTTTGGCGCCATTGGCTGCATTGCCATTGTAGGTTCCATTGGTATTGAAGGCGGTGAAGTTCACAGTAAAAGTTCCGCCTAGTGCATTGCTAAAGGTATGAACCGCATTGGCTGTGGTAGCGTTGGCTGTGCCATCCCCAAACTGCCACAAGAAACTATTGGGATTACCAATATAACGACCAGTGAATGCTACTGACAACGGGCTGGGTCCAGAATAAACGTTGGCAGTGATATAGGCATTGCCCACATAGGTACTGTTAGCAATATTCAATGACACTTGATTCAGATCGTCTAGGCCATCTGTAACAAAAGTACCTGTGGTCCATCCAGGATAAGCAACATTGGCTGTTAGGCTACCGTCTGTGGGTGTGCCTAGTGTGATGGTATTGCCCACACCGCCGGACGCAATGACATTAGAAAGTCCAGCACCGTTGCCAGAAAAATAGCCAGCAGTGATGTTGCCGGTTGCACTTATTGTTCCACCAGTTAGGATGTTACCGCCGGTGACATTGGCAGCACTTGTAATGTTACCAGTTGCTGAAATCAAGCCGCTGGTGTTGACATTTCCACTGTTGATGTTGCCTATTAAACTTAGACTTGTGCCTGTGGCAGCACCAATATTGGGTGTGGTAAGATTAGCACCTGCTTTGACAATGATATTTCCACCAGCATCAAATGCTGTGGTATTCAGATCAACTTTGGCTGAGAATACAGTACCAGTTAGACTTAGTCCAGCGTCAACATTGGCAGTGTAGGCAGTTGTTTGACTAAACAGAGCAAAAGTAATGTTGCTTGTGCCAAAAGTAATAGTGCCCAGCGGTGAATTGACTATGAAGGCAGCACCAAGATTGACATTACCGGTGCTGGTAAAGAAATAATCGTTTAGACTTATCTGTTGCGAACTATCTGGACCATATTCGTCTGCATCAGTGGCTCGAACAATTGCTGTGGCATTGGCCCAGGTGTAAATGCCGTTTTGTACCGCATTGGCTTGATCTTTGACCAGGATACGTGTGCCCAGTGTTTGAACATTGCTGGTATCAACTAGATTGAATGAGCCAGTGGTGGTCAGTGTTGCCCCAACACCATTGGCTACTCCGTTGGGCTGAGCATATGTGATTGTTCCGCCTGTGGTTGTGGCCAGGGTAGTAGTGGTAGCTGCATATACAGGTGTGTGGTACGCTATAGCAGTTGACACCATGTTGTCAACATATAATTTTGTTGCAGCATCGGTATCCTGTGCTGGATAGGCCACACTGTTGATATAGGTGTTGGCCAACACAATATTGCCAGCCGGTTGCAGATTCAAATTGCCCGACGCAGTGGTAATTGTCAACGGCCCGCTGACAGGTCTAATAGCACCAGTATTGACATTGCCAGCAATCACATTGCCTGTGACACTTGCAAGTCCTGTGGCAAAAATATTGTTGCCAGAAATATTACCAGTTGCGGTAATCAATCCTGCTGTGCTTAAATTACCAACGGTGGCATTGCCAGTTGCTGATATTAAGCCATTGGTTAGAACATTACCGCCCAAAATATTAGCAGCAGCACTAAATGTTGTGGCACTAATTACATTAGCCCCAGTGATATTTCCTCCAGAGCCAGACGTAACAATGTTGCCGCCGATAACATTACCGGTTGCTGATATCAGCCCACCAGTTAATAAATTACCACTGGTTGTGTTTCCTGTTACAGTCAAGCTGGATAATGTTCCAACCTGTGTTAAACTTGAATATAGTACGTTTGAACTTAGTGTATTGCCTACCAATGCATTGGCATTTACACTAGATGCTGCAACACCTGTTAGTTGACTACCGTTACCAATAAAGTAATTTCCAGTGACATTGCCGGTTGCTGATATCAATCCCGCTGTGTTAATGTTACCAGCAGTAACATTAGCAGTTGCGGATATCAATCCAGCAGTGAGTAAGTTGCTGCCAGTGATATTACCTGTTGCACTAATTAGGCCAGTAACATATTCACCTGTGGTAGAAAATACTGCTACATTGCTTGTTCCGCCTATGCCAACTGTGACATTACCTCCAGAACTAACCACAGTAACGTTGGATGTTCCAAGGTTGATGTTGGCCACACTGGTAATCACACCAGTTAGCGATGCACCGTTACCCAAGATATAATTGCCGGTTATGTTGCCTGTTGCACTTATTGTTCCACCAGTTGATAAATTACCACTGTTTGTGTTTCCGGTTACGCTCAGATTGCTTAGAGTTCCAACCGATGTTAGACTTGAGTTTAATACATTTGAACTCAGGGTGTTGCCCGTTAGTGCGTTGGCATTGACCCCGGATGCTGTTACACCGGTTAATAAACTACCATTACCAATAAAGTAATTGCCACTAACATTGCCTGTGGTTGATACCAGTCCAGTTAAATTTGGTAAGTTGCCCGAATATGTTGGCAGGTAAGCTGCCACATCAGCATTGCTGTATCCTGCTGGCAATCCTGTGATCAACGCACCGTTACCAAGCAAATAACTGCCTGCTATGTTGCCTGTGGCACTTATGACACCAGTGACATATGCACCAGTGTTGGCAAACTGTGCTATATTACTAGTTCCACTTACACCAACTGTGACATTGCCATTGGCACCCACAACAACATTACTATTGCCATTCAACAGTGACGATCCAGCTGTTACTGTGATGCCTGTTAGTAACGCACCGTTACCAACAAAATAGTTGCCTGACACATTGCCGACCGCACTAACTTTGCCAGTGGTCAGTAAGTTTCCACCAATCACATTGCCTGATGCGCTGAGAGTTGTGGCACCAAAAGTTCCAGATACAGAAATATTGCCTGCTGAAACATTTCCAGAGACCGATAAGCCATTGCCAACAAAGGTGTTGCCGTACACATTGCCTTGGGCACTTACAATACTATCAACATTTATATTACCAGCATGAATATTGCCAGTGTCTACGTTGCCACCAGTGATGTTGCCTGTGGCTGTGATAAATCCTGGTGTAACAAGATTTCCGCCACGAATATTTCCTGCAGCACTAACTGTGAGACTTGAGACTGTTCCACCAGGAACACTGAGATTACCACCAGTTATGTTTCCTGTAGATGAAATTTGTCCAGCTGTAGTGATATTGCCGCCAACCACATTGGCAGTGGCAGTAACAGTGGTTCCTGTTACAGTGACACCAATTAGATTGTTGCCGGTGATGTTGCCAACCGCACTGATCGATCCGCTGGCTGCAACAGTAACAGCATTAACTTTGGTGGCGTCTACATTGCCTGCTGTGATATTGCCAGTGACTGTGGCTTGACCACTGGTTAACAAATTGCCGCCAGTGATGTTGGCTGTGGTTGTTACTGGTCCTGTTAAGCTGACTAGATTGCCAGTATATGTTGGAAGGTATGCAGCAACATTGGCATTGCTGTAATTACCCGCAGGTAAATTGGTTAGCTGACTACCGTCACCCAAGAAGTATGCACCAGTGACATTGCCACTTGCACTAACTGGGCCGCTGACAGTGACCGTGGCAGCGTTGACTCTACTGGTATCTACATTGCCTGCGGTGATATTGCCTGTGGCGGTTATTTGCCCTGTTGTGCGAATGTTGGCACCGGTGATATTAGACGTGGTTGTTACTGGACCAGCAAGACTAACTAGGTTACCGGTATAGGTCGGAAGATATGCAGCAACATTAGCATTGCTGTAATTTCCTGCAGGTAAATTTGTTAATTGACTACCATCACCAAGGAAGTATGCACCGCTGACATTTCCACTGGCAGTAATCGTAGCAGCATTGACTCTGCCAGTGTCTACATTACCTGCTGTGACATTTCCTGTGGCGGTTATTTGTCCGCTTGTGCGAATGTTGGCACCAGTGACATTGGCAGTGGTTGTTACTGGTCCTGTTAAACTGACCAGGTTACCGGTATAGGTTGGCAAGTAGGCAGCAACATTGGCATTGCTGTAGTTGGCATTGATACCCGTTAGTAACGCACCGTTACCCAGAATATAATTACCCGTGACGTTACCACTTGCAGAGACAGGTCCACCAACAGTGATGTTTGCAGCATTGACTCTGTTGGTGTCTACGTTGCCACCAGTGATGTTGCCTGTGGCTGTGATTTGCCCACTGGTTCTTATATTCCCACCAGTGACGTTAGAAGTGGTTGTGACCGGACCTGTCAAGCTGACCAGATTACCTGTGTATGTGGGCAAGTAGGCAGCTACATTGGCATTGCTGTAGTTGGCATTGATACCTGTCAGCAATGCACCGTTGCCCAGGATATAATTACCCGTGATATTGCCAGTTGCACTTACTTCGCCTGCAACATAGGCTCCGGTATTGGAAAATACCACAATATTGCCAGTTCCGTTGACTGTGACAAATATATTGGAACCTGCTGCAGGTATGTTGATATTGCTGTTGCCGTTTTCGACCCTGCTACCAGTGGTGGCCACAATGCCTGTGAGTGCTGACCCGTTACCGATGAAATAGTCAGCAGTGATATTACCGCTGACAACAATGCTGCCTGTGATGTCTAGCCCGCCGGAACCCACATAGATAGTGTTGAATCTTTGAGATAAGCTGCCCAGATCATACACATTGTCAATTCGTGGCAGCAGCGTGTTGTTGACCTGAATTTTACCAATACCCGAAGGACTCAGTATCAGGTTGCTGTTTATCACCGTGGTGGTGATGGTATTGTTGGCAATTTTTACATTTGAGCCAACAGGTCCAGATTCAAAAATCTGATTGAAGTTGTCGTTGGTAAATGCAAACGCTGTGCGTAACGGATCGCCCTGCCCGTCGTCGGGCACTGCGCCAATGTCAATAACATATTGGGTCATTCGTAAAGTCTCTTAGTGTATTTACCAGAGCCAGCAAGGCCAAGGTTGTAGGGAGATTACAGGTTTTCGCCGGTGTTTATCCTGTGTACAAAGGCTTTGAGATCAATGTGTGAGAAATTATCTATGTTTTTCAAGTCGGTAATTTCAGCAGTGGTTGTACCGCACACACGAACAAATTCCGTTCGGGCAAAGTCCCTAGCAACTGTGGATAATTGTTTGATCCAGTTGCCTGTAAAGGTAGGGGCAGCATCTGCAGACTTGTAAAACTCTGTTCCTGCATAAACATTGTTGAATTTACTGGCTGCTGTGCCAGCCATATCGTAGCCCAGTAGGTATATTCGTCGGTGTCCGTCGGATGCAGCTATTGCACACGCAATAGGGCCCGAACTGTTGCCATGATACTTTTTTGGAACCTGGTGTGCTCCTAGATCTGGCAAGGGTCTACGGGTATAAAATCTATTTTTTTTAGAATAACCCGAACGTTGTATGTGTTCTGCAATGGGCCTATCTGTGGCCACAAGACAATCGGGCTCAAAATCCCTGTACAGTCCGTTGCAACCATAAATTGGTCCCAAAGGTCGAATTCTGGTCAAATCAATAATTGATCGGCTTTGACCGTTGCCCAATACAAATGCTACGCTCATAAAAAATCCTCCCAGTATGTATCTGAGAGGATTCCGGTACTAAATCTATTAGGAAGTGACGTTTTCTACCAGTGCCAAGTTCAACAGATTTTGTTGTCCTGAGGCAATGCTGCCTGTGTTGGCTTGACCAGTGGTACCAGATTTGGTCATGGTGCCTTCGTCTGTAAAGAAGTTGGCCAAACTACGAAGATCGCCGGTAACTGAATCAGCAGCATAGTCGGAACCACCTTCCCAGCCCAGGATAAAGTGATTGGTAAGTTTACTGATGTAAACATCAGAGCTGGTGTCATCTATATAGGCAATACTCATGTTTCCATTGGTAGGAGATCCAGAATTGCTGAGTATACATACACCCACCAGATTCACACTGCCTGTGCCTGTGCTGCCCAGAGCGGCGGTGGCAGTGAAGATTGTGCCAACACCATAGTTGCCGGGAGCACCATAAGAGGTCCAGGCTGTGTTGCCAACCACAGCAATCATGTAGGCATTGCCCACAACTAGAGCAGTGAGGCTGGTTGCATCACCAACTAGATACTTGTGGCTGCCTTTTTGGCGTATGATATAACCAGTGGCAGAACCTGCTGCAGAACCAGAGGCCAAGGTGATATTCACTGTGACCACAACTCTAGGGTTTGTGGCACTGGGAGTATCTGTGGGGGCTGCACCACCTACCACACCCACATACTGTGTGGAATTGAGTGTTTGTGTTGGTGAGTTGAACACCGGTGCTGTGAGCGAGGCAAAGTTTGGATAGCCAAGATCCACACCCACGCTGGCGCCACCATTGCCGGAGCCGGTGGATAATTTTTGTATTTTAAGAGGACGACCCATGATTTTTTTCTCCTTAAAGAAGTCCGATGCGAGTTCCATTCGCTACGCGGCAGGGTAAATCACCGCATAAAACGCAGTATTGCGTTGACTTGTATTTAGCAAACTCGGTTTATTTTGCTCAGGGCTGTGTTATTCTTAAATATCTCATGAACCATCAAGAACTTATTGACCAAGGCAATCAACATCGCAGTGAGAACAATCCTGAACAGGCCCTGGCCTGTTACGCACAGGTGTTTGCTGAAGATTTCAATCACAGTGCAGCATTCAACAACTACGGTAATGTACTGAGAGAAATGGGCTATCCTGCTCGTGCTATTCCGTTTTTACATGCAGCACATGATATCAATCCTGCTGATGTCACTTCTGAGTTCAATCTTGCAGTGGCCTACCTGCTCAACGGTGATTATGCTCGAGGATGGCCCTTGTACGAAGCACGGTGGAGATTTGAACATCTTGACGGTACCAAACCCAAACTGGCTGAACCCGAATGGACAGGTCAAGATCTTCGAGATAAAACACTGTTGATCATAGGTGAGCAAGGACTTGGTGACCAAATACAATTCATAAGATTCACTGCCAATTTACACTCAACCGGTGTGAAAATAAAATTACTGTTGAATCCCAGTGTTAAGCCCTTGTTTCCGCAACCAGCCGGAATCATTGTGGGTATCTACGAACCCGGAGAAGATTTTGGTGAGTTTGATTACTGGATTGCCATGATGGACATTCCTAAAGTTATTGGTATGACTCTGGAAAATATTGCACACCAGTTGCAGTACATTGCAGCCGACCCTGCAAAAGCACAGATCTGGGCCAATCGACTAGGAGCTAAAACTCGCATGAGAATTGGTGTATGTTGGTCAGGCCGCAAGGATTCCTGGATACACAAACACAAAAGCATGCCTGTGGAAAAGATGGCTGATCTAATTCGTCGCAATCCTGAACATCAGTGGATCAACCTGCAGATGGATGCCACCGACGAAGAAACTGCTGTGATCACGGCTGCAGGCGGCGAGTGTTATCCGGGCACCATAAGAGACTTTTCAGACACAGCAGGACTCATGCATCATCTTGACCTGGTGATTTCTGTGGACACTGCCAATGCACACATGGCCGGTGCTCTAGGGCGGCCTGTGTGGATTCCGTTAAATGCGTATGGCAACTGCTGGCGTTGGTTGCTCAAGCGTGAAGATTCGCCTTGGTATCCCAGTGCTAGATTATTTCGTCAACCCCAAGTGGGTGACTGGGACAGTGTGGTTGACAAGATGCACAAGTTCTTGAGCTGGTTCAAAATTTAAAGACCGCTGACAGAGAGCCAGTGAATGGCAAAAGAGTGATTATAAACAATGCAGAGTAAATATTTTAACCTATGTTATATGCAATAACTTCTTATTTTAACCCTGCTGTATTTCAAAATCATCTTGCCAAATATCGAGTGTTTAAGAATCATTTGGCTGTGCCTTTGATCACAGTGGAGCTGAGTTTCAACGGCAATTTTGAACTGAATAAATCCGATGCAGATTGTCTTGTACAGATATCTGGTGGTGCTATGGTCTGGCAAAAAGAACGATTATTAAACATAGCACTTGAACACTTGCCCGCAGACTGTGACGCTGTGGCCTGGATTGATTGTGATGTGCTGTTTGATGATCCTGGTTGGGTGGCTGATGCTGAACGTCAACTACAAGATAAGGTCATGGTTCAATTGTTCAATCGTTTTGTAGATCTTGAACCTGGCGAACATGTGATCCCCGACAGTTACCAACATGCAGGCCGTGGATTGATCTACGAAATAGAACAGCAGGGCATAGATTCACTAGAACGCAGAACACCTTATGGATGGGGACACACCCGCAGAGAAGTTAGCCCCGGCTTGGCCTGGAGTATTCGTAGAGATGTTGTTGATGAATTAAAATTCTATGATGCCATGATAATGGGTGCAGCTGATCGCATGATCCTGCATGCTGCATATGGGCGTTTCTCGACTGCTCCTGAAACTGTGCCTATCACCAACCAACATTTACAACACTATAATCAGTGGGCACGTCAATTCAATCAAGCAGTTCAAGGCAATGTTGGTTATATTCCACACACTATCTATCATCTATGGCACGGAGAAATACCCAATCGTGGCTACTGGTCTCGTCATGAACGATTACAACAGTTGGGTTTTGATCCTGCCTTGGACCTAACTATAGCGGCCAATGGTGCTTGGGTCTGGTCCAGACCCAGACCTGATATCGAATCTTACGCCGCTGAATATTTTCCCAGCAGAAAAGAAGATGGTGACCAGTGATATTTGAGTTGGCACAAGTTCATAAAACACGCCTGGGTTCAGCATTTGGGGTACCGGGTGCCACTGTTGTGCTATCTGTCAAGATTGATATTCCTGAGAACTTTGATTTTGCACAGGCAGACCAGGCCCTGGATCAAGCCCTGGGATTTACTGCTGTTGCCAATTCTAATGATCCACAACTGCAACTGCTGCATCGTGCTTTGAACTTGAGTTGTTTTGTTCAAGGCATGAATCGTATTGTAGTATCCAATCGTTATCATGTTATACAACAACAAGATCAAGTGTTTACCGTGATCATGAGCCTGGCCTCGGCTGTGGCAACCACAATCAGTTTCCGTTTTGTTGAACAGGTGTTGGAACAATTTGCCCAAGGTCAGTACAATATTGAATCCTTGATTGATGACTATAGTCAACAGTTAGATCCTCACGGTGAGCCTGGACAGAATCAAGGATTTATGGCTACCATGGCCATGAAGCATGACATACCTGCACACAGACTCTGGGCCGGAACACACATATTTGGCACTGGATGCTACAGCCAACGACTCAGTAGCACCATGACTCCGGCTACATCAGCACAGGGACTGATATTTGCTAAAAATAAAAGGACCACAGCCACTCTATTGCGTTTGGCAGGCTTGCCGGGTGCCGAGCATGTCACAGTCAAAACCTGGCAAGAAACCCTGGCAGCAGCAGATCAGTTGGGCTATCCTGTGGTAATCAAGCCTTATGATCGTGACAACGGACAAGGCGTCTATGCTGGTATTGCTGATAAATCAACCCTGCGACTAGCCTACAATGAAGTGACAAAATTAGTTTCAGAATTTCTAGTTGAGCGTCATGTTGAAGGAACGGGACATAGATTTACCATCTACAAAGATCAAGCCATAACTGTGACTCGTAAACTTCCAGCTACCATTGCTGGAGATGGCATGAACACAGTCAAATACCTGATTGACAATTACGAAAACGAATCCAGACGCATCAAACGACCCGACAATGATGAACCATTTGTGATCATAGCCACCAATGGGGCACGTCATGACATAGATGAAGAAGTGTTGGGCATGCTGAAACAACAAGGGGTTGAGTTAGACACCGTGTTGACCGAGGGCCAGACCATACAACTGAGACGCAGAAACAATGCCAGTGCTGGTGGACAAACTCGAGCCATTGATCGTGCTATCATTCACCCTGACAACACGGCTGTGTGTTTGCGAGCTGCCAGGATTGTGGGCCTGGACATAGCCGGAGTTGATTTTATCACTACAGATATTACTCGTTCTTGGTTGGAGACTGGTGCTCTTATTTGCGAAGTCAATGCCATACCGCAGATTGGCTACAACCATGGCATTGAGCCTGTGATGTTGGATCTGTTCCGGTTGGGATCGCGTATTCCAGTTCACTTGGCCATAGTTGATGATCCTTTACCTGTCGGCATGGCCATGGAATTAGCGGCTGCGTATGCTGCCGACGGATTAGCCACGGATCAAGGACTATGGTTAAACGGACTACAAATTACTGCCAGCTGGCCTGATAGTTATGCGGCCGCAAAAAGTTTGATCTTCAACCCAGAAGTCACATCGGCTGTGTGTGTTATGACCAAGGCAGACGTGGCAGCACATGGCCTGCCTTTGGACCGCTGGGACAATATTCTAATAGAAAATCCCGATGATGTTGTGTTCCTTGTCCAAGCACACAGTAAAAATATACAACCTTTGAAAGTAAATCGTGAACAAACAATGGCTTGAAAAACTTTTATCAAACCCTGACATGCTGGAAATGGGGCATGGACAAACTGCTGAAGATTCAAATCTGGGGCTGGGCTGGATATACTACTCTCTGGCCCGGGTGTATCGACCCAAACGGGTGGTGTGCATTGGCTCTTGGCGTGGCTTTGTGCCCATGCTGATAGCTCGTGGCATGCAAGATAATCTGGATACAGGATCCGTGACGTTCATTGACCCTGGCCTAGTTGATTCTCACTGGCAAGATGCTGATCAAGTTCAGACATGGTTTGAGGATCATGCAGTTCCTAATATTCAACACTACAGAATGACCACACAGGAGTTTGTTACTACAGCAACATATCAGGAGCTGGACAACATAGACATGTTGTTTGTGGATGGACTACACACACAAGCACAAGCTCGATTTGATTATACCAGCTTTGAACACAAAATGAGTTTGCAGTCTATTGCACTATTTCACGACAGTATAACTCGCTTTCATTCGCCAATCTATGGAGCGGATCGCAAGTATGAGTTTAGTGTGTGTGACTATATCACAGAATTAAAACAGCGATCTGACCTACAGGTCATGGACTTGCCGTTTGAAAATGGCTTGACCTTGGTGCGTCAGTTAAAGACCAAATCTTGAGCGGTAGTGGTTGAAGTTTTGAGTAACTTCTGCGTCGCTTAAAGCAAGATTGTAGACATTAACAATGGCCAATCCGCCGCCCCAGAACCCGCCTGGATCCCAACGTGTCATTAAACCATATCCAATTCCAGGGTTGGCCGCCCCACCTGGTGGCCTATTGGTAGTTTCGACCAGGGTGTTGTTTACATACAGGTTGAGAGTGGTGCCATCAAATGTGCCCACAATCTGATACCAGTTTCCTGGTGTTAGTGTATATGGATTGGTGGTTTGGAATCCTCCACCATACCACCAGGTCTGTAAATCAGACGCATTATTAGTAGAACCCAGGCCAAGATTGATAGTGCCACCGCCGTATGGGTATTCTGTGAATATGTTGGGTCCACTGGCAGTATTGGTACCATCGTAATAATGCCAGGCTTCGATTGACCAGTTGGCCAGTGTGCCCAAGTTTGTGGGGCTGGCTGCATACTGTCCTGCGCTGGGCGTAAACTGTATGTATCCACCGTTGGCACTGTTGTATGTGGGACCGTTTACCAGTGTAAACGTCATTGATCCAATGGTGTCAGTCCAGGTAGAGTAGCCCCCTGCTCCAGGATAACTGGCAGGATTGCCAGCGTCAAGACTCAGCACCGGAGGTGTAAGTACTGTCACTGGAGCAACTGATATGCCCCTGCCTAAGGTGATTCCGCGTCCGATTGTTATGGCCATTTTTAACTTATCTTAGTGTAACCGTAACGCACAGTGACATTACCGCCGCTGGTATTGTTGATACCAAAGTCAAATCTATTGGTAGTTGAACTGGGAGCCGTATTGCTACGAACTATGGCATTGGCAGTGCCTGTAAACTGATTGGGTATGCTGGTAAAGTCAATGGGCGTTCCGCCACCGTTGTAGACCCAGGCATACTGAGCACCCACAACAGGCACGTTGGTGTTGGTAACGGTGGCCGTGGCATTCCAAACCAAGATACCATTGGTGATATTGCAATCAACCCACATGCTATATGTGCCGCTATTCACCGTGAAATTCTGGGTGCTGTTGCCCACAGGCACGTCCCACGATCCTGTTACCTGAGTAGCAACATTAGATAAGGTATTGCCGTTGCCAAAGAAATTAGCGGCTGTGACATTGCCACTAACACTTATGACATTGCCATAGGTGATTTCTTTTGAAGTGGTGTTGTAGAACATGACTTCGGCAATATTTGAATTATCATTGCGGACTGGTGCCACAGTGAATGTGTTGGCTACTGTTTGATCTAAGTTGGCTCCAGTGGCATTTAATATGATTGAGTTGTTGCCTTGTGAAGTGCGACCAGCAAAATTACCAATTGCCAATGCGGTAGAGCCTTGTGATGTGTGTCCGGCATAATAGCCAATAGCCACTGAGTAAGCGCCTTGTGATGTTTGTCCAGCATCGCCGCCGATTGCTATTGCGATGTTGCCTTGTGAGTTTTGACCAGCATTAATACCAATTGCCAATGCGGCCGTGCCTTGTGATGTTTGTCCGGCTTGATCACCAATGGCCACTGCGACAAGACCTTGTGTGTTATAACCAGCAGTAAATCCAATGGCCACTGCGCCGCCGCCTTGTGAGGTTAGTCCGGCGGCGTTACCAAATGCCACTGCATTGTTTGCGGTGTCTCGAATCACTGCACCGTTTACAAGTGTGACAGTTCCAGTGCTAACATTATTAGCACCAGTGATGTTGCCACCGGTCAGGGTGATATCGCCTGAACCGCCAGGAGTTGTTAAATTACCGTTTGCGTCGAAGGTCCATTGATATTGTGCTCCGCTCCAATCTGTTTGGATAAACGCACTGGTGTTGCTGACACCCATGTAAGTATTGCCAGTATCACCAGCAAGTTCTATGTAACTGTTGGCGGCAGCATAAAGATCATACCCAGTAAATATTGCACCATTAGGGAATGTGGTATTACCATCTACACCAAAGTTCCATTGATATGTATTGGCATTGATTGTCACATTGCTATTGGCTACAGGAATCGAGACATTGCTGGTACCATTATAGATGATGTTGGCCGAACCACCACCACCTACATCAAATGTAATCTCACCCGACGATTGATCATAGTACAACACATTGCCTGTGCTGGCATTACGTACGGGTTTGACTGTGAATGAGTTGGCAGTTATACCGTTTATTTGGTCTCCAGAGGCATTCAATACAATGCTGTTATTGGCTTGGCCGTAATAACCTGCTTGGTAACCGATGGCCACAGAATATTCACCTTGATTGGTAAATCCAGCATCTTCACCAATGGCAATAGCGGCATTGCCTTGGCCACCTTGACCGGCATTCCAACCCATGGCCACTGCGGCTGTGCCTTGTTGTGACTGACCAGCATTCTGACCAATGGCTATTGCAACATTTCCTTGAGCACTTAATCCAGCAGTATAACCAATGGCTATGGCATTAGCACCTTGTGTATCATAACCAGCCTGCAGGCCCATGGCTATTGCGGCATTACCTTGAGTTGTATAACCCGCATCTTCGCCAACGGACACCGCGGCTGTACCTTGGTACTGATAACCAGCAGTCCAGCCCATGGCCACCGCGGAATTGCCTTGTGTCTGAAGACCGGCAAAATGTCCAATTGCTAAGGTATTTGTTCCTTGTGTGTAGCGTCCGGCCTCGGCGCCAATTGCTATAGAATTTGCACCTTGGATTTCGTGGCCAGCATCTTCTCCAATGGCCACTGCACGAGCACCTTGGGTGTTACCGCCAGTGTGATAGCCAATGGCCACAGTATTAATGCCCTGAGTCTGCGTTCCAGCAAATGCACCAATGGCCACTGCATTGGCACCTTGTGAATAGGCTCCAGCAACGTAACCAACGGCCACTGTGTTTGCACCTTGATGATTGGTACCGGCACTGCGTCCAACTGCCACCGCATTTACATCTTGATACTGGATTCCTGCATCATAGCCAATGGCGGTGGCATACTCACCTTGTCCTATATAAAATTCAAGGTAGTCCCCATCCACAAGAGGAGCACTGGGACGTTGACTTATATCTATGTTGTTGGGTCCTAGAATACTGTTTATATATGTACCCACCGGAATACTGGTTCCGAGCACTCTTGCCCCTGCCACTAGACTGCTGGTACTGGCCACACCTATGTTGCTTCCAATAAATGTTATGGCATCACCAGCAACAAGTGGTGCAGTGGGTGGCTGGCTGATCTCAATGCGGTCTTCACCAGGGTATATGTTTGTGACGTATGTGTTGGCTGGAATATTGTTGCCTGTAACATATTGATTATATGTTATAACGTTGGTGACACTATCTAGTACCAATGAAGGATTGCCAGTGCCCGAAACATAAATGTGGGCAGGGCCGCTGCCACCATAAGTTGCGCTGACTGGTGTTGACTGACTGGTTCCTTGGCCGGCTCGGTATCCAATGGCCACGCCACGACCTTGATTGTAATATCCAGCGTCGAATCCAATTGCAACAGAATCTTCACCTTGATATTGATAGCCGGCATTAAGACCAATGGCCACAGCGTGTTGATATTGACTGTTGGCGCCTGCATTCTGACCAAATGCTACCGAATCACCTGCGGTATCATTAAGTGAAGCACCATGGGGCAATGTTATTTTACCTGCGTCGTCAAAGGTCCAGGTTGAATCAAGGCCGTCACTGCCTCTTACGTTATTGATGAATACTCGAGGAGTATTTGCTGTTGCTAAATCTGCGCGAATCCAAGCATAGGCACTATTGGCCTCTGTGTTATCATCTTCGGCAAAGGCTTCCCAACTGTTGGAACTTTGGTACATTTCTGTGAAAGCATTGCCGCTAGACTGAGTTCGAATGGTCAAGTCC